TGTTTTCGTGTTTTCCCCTCTGTTTTGCTGATTCTTGGACCGGAGAGGCACCGTCAAGCGAGGCAGATCGAAAAATCGGGGAATGGTCTTCGGAAAGTTTTAAGGGCTGGAATCGCCTCCTAAGAGCCCGGACTTTTTGACGGATCGGGTCAGTTGACCGTCTAGAAGTAGTGTGTCGAGGAAGTTGACGCTTTTCGGGGGTGTTGATGGGACGTCGAGGACCGAAGCCGATGCCGACAGCGTTGAAACTCCAACTCGGCGTGGGGCTTCATAACAAGATGAACCGCGAGGAACCGGACATCCCGGTGCCGGCTCGGTTGAAGCCTCCGAAGGGGTTGAAGCTTCGTGCGCGCGTGGAGTGGCGCCGGCTGGCCGATATGCTGGTCGAGCGCGGGGTGCTCAAGGAAAGCGACCTCCACGCCTTCGCGCAGTATTGCACCATGGTGGCGGAGATCGAGGAGTTCGAGACCTTGATCAACGCGACGACGCTCGAGGAGGCGGTCGCGGGCGGCTACGTCCGTGCCCTGCACTCGCTCCGGGCGCAATGCGGTCGTCAGGAAGCACGGCTCGGGCTGGACCCCTCGAGCCGGTCGGGGATCAAGGCCGTGGGCGTCCCGAAGAGGGATGAGGCGCAGACGAAGCGCGCACGGTTCTTCGGGAAGGGTGCGTGACGCCGATCGCGACAGCGAAGGCGCCAGCGAATGGCAGAAAACGCGGGCTAGTACCCGCGCACGCGCGACAGAAACGCGCCAGTGGTGCCCCGACTGACGGCTGGTGGGGCAACGGCCAAGCCCCCTGGCTCTGCTGGCCCGGCGTCACGATCCCATTAGAAGCCCGGTGGACCGGCGAGCGGTGGGAGAGCCCGGACGGCCGGTTCTACTACGACCAAGCCGACGCCGACAAGGCGCTCGACTTCTTCCCGACGTTCCTCGTGCACCACATGGGCGAGTGGGCAGGGAAGCCGTTCGTCCCGATGCCGTATCAGGAGCTCTTGCTGACCCGCCCGATCTTCGGCTGGAAGCGGGCCGAGTCTGGGGTGCGCCGGTTCCAGAGTGTGTTCGCCTTCCTCCCCAAAGGGGCGGGCAAATCCCCGTGGGGCGCCGGCACTGGGCTGTATCTCACCCTCTGCGACAACGAGCCAGCGGCCGAAGTGTATGCCGTGGCTGGGGACACCAAACAGGCGAAGATCGTCCACGATAACGCGCGGATCATGGTCGAGGAGTCGCCCGACCTGCTCGAGATGTGCGAAGTGTTGCGCGACTCTATCTATCACGCGGGGTCCCGGTCCAGCTATCGGGTCCTGAGCTCGGATGCCAGCACCAAGCACGGCTTCCGCCCGCACGGGATCATCTTCGACGAGATCCACAACCAGAAGGACCGGAACCTGTTCGAGGCGCTGACCAAGTCGATGAAGAAGCGCCGGCAGCCGCTGCTGATCATCATCACCCACGCGGGCGAAGAAGACGAAGGGATCGCGTATGAGGAATACAGTTACGCGAAGCAGGTGTTATCCGGCACGGTGAAGGACGACTCCGCGCTGCCGGTGATCTTTGAGGCCACGACCGACGACGACTGGACCGATGAGAAGGTCTGGCGCCGAGTGAACCCCGGCCACGGGATCACGGTCCAGCACAGCGCCATCGCCGCCGAGTGCGAGAAGGCGAAGGTCGAGCCGCGGAAGCTGAACGATTTCCTGCGCTTCACGCTGAACCGCTGGGTCAATGCTGCAAGCGCCTGGATGCCCGTCGACTGGTGGGACGCCTGCCAGTGGCCGGTCGACGACAAGCAGCTCAATGAGCTCTCCGTCGCGGCAGGGCTGGATATGTCGCAGAAGTACGACCTGACGGCCCTGGTCCTGACGTTCAAGGAACCCCTCGACGGTCCGACGCAGTCCGTCGACGTGATCGGGACCAACGAGTACGGCGACGCCGTCAAGCGGTCCATCTCGCTCAACTACCGGATCACGACCGTTCCCTTCTTCTGGATTCCGCTCGACACGATGCGGGAGCACGAGAAAACGGACCGCGTGCCGTACTCGGAGTGGCACCGGCTCGGATTGATCCGCGCCACCGAGGGGAACGTCATCGACTATGACCGCATCTTCAAGGACATCCGCGACGAGATCGTGCCGCGATTCCCCCGGCTCAAAGGCGCTGAAATCGGATATGATCCCGCGTTTGCGACGGACATCGCGCTCAAACTCCAGGCGGAAGGGTTCCGGATGGTCGAAATCCTCCAGAACTACAAGCACCTGTCCGAGTCGGCGCATCTGCTCGAGGCGTTGGTGAAGGGGAAGCGGGTCCGGCACGACGGGAACCGCGTGCTCCGCTGGAACGTCGAGAACTGCACGGTCAAGCAAGACGACGCGGGGCGTATCCGTCCAGTGAAGCCCAAGCGGGCTACGCGTCGCATTGACGGTGTGGTGGCGACGCTAATGGGCGTCTCCCGGCTGATGGTGGAGTCGATCGAGCCGACGCCGTCCATCACCTTCCTCGGATACGGGCGATGAGTCGCCGCGTCGAGCTTACTACGAGGCAGGCGGAGGTCGTGGAGCGCGTGGCGAAGGGGATGCCCGACAAGCGGATCGCCGCAGAACTGGGGATCTCCACCCGCACGGTGGAGAAGCACGTCGAGAAAGCTGCGGAGAGGATTCCCGGCACTCACCCCGTCCGTATCCGACTGGCGCTGTTCTTCTTCGGGTTCCTAGAAGACTCGACTACGTAGTTTCCCGACCTATTTACTTGCCAATCTGGTAGCAATCTTTCCATCCGTACCCTCACAGGGCGCGGATTGGAGACAGAGCACCGCTCGTTGGCCATGCTGGAGGTGCGCTCGGTCGATGAGGCCAAGCGGACCTTTGTCGGCATCGCCAATTCCGCGACGGAAGACAGCCACGGGACGGTCATCGAGCCCGATGGCGCGGTGTTCACGCTCCCGATCCCGCTGTTCTATCACGAGCGCGGCGATCACGCCTACCTCCCGTTCGGCAACATCATCCGAACGTGGGTCGAGAAAGGGAAGCGGTGGGTCGAAGCCCACGTCCCGCCGATTCCGGATGACGGAACGGCAGGGGGCCGATCAGTCAGAGACCGGCTCGACTCGCAGTGGGCGGAGGTCAAAAGCGGCCTCGTTCGCGGGTTGTCGATCGACTTTATCCCGATCGAGCCGCCACGCGCCACGCGCGGGACCCGCGTCAAGAAGTGGGCATTCCGCGGGCTCACCGTAGTCCCAATTCCAAGCAACATGGACGCGTCGATTATGAGCGTCCGTTCACTTCTCGCCGCGTCAGGCGACCCCTCAGTGCGCACGATCGGCGTTCCGTCGTTCGGCGCAACGATCCATGTCGATCAAGCGACAATAGCGAATCCAAGTCCCGGCGTCTCGGGCACTCCACCCAACCCGAGACACGGAAAAATGACCATACAGGAACAGATCGCCCAGCACGAGAACAGCCGGGCGGCAAAAGTCGCGCGCCAGAGCGCGCTCATGGAGCGGTCCGGCGCCGAGGGCGCGACGCTTGGCGAGACCGAAGCCGAAGAGTACGACACGCTCACCCGCGAAGTCGACGCGATCGACGGGCACCTGGCCCGCCTGGCGACGCTCAAGATTTCCACCGAGAAGCGCGCCGTCCCCGTCAACGGCACCAGCACCACCAAGGCATCGGACAGCCGCGGCGGCGTGCCGGTCGTCTCCGTGCGAGCGAACACGGAGCCCGGCATCCAGTTCGCCCGCTACGTGATGTCCCTCATTGCCTGCAACGGCGTCCGCTCTGAGGCGGCCTCCTACGCGCGCGAGAAGTGGGGCGACTCCGGCGAGGAGATCGCGGTGCAGCACCGGAACGCCATGATGCACCGCGCAGCCGTGGCACCTGGCACGACGGTGCAGGCGACCTTCGCGGCCCCGCTCGTCCATGTGAATTTCATGGAAGAGATGCTCGAGCTGCTCCGCGCCTCCACGCTCGTCGAGCGCATCCCCGGCCTCCGGAGGGTGCCGTTCAACATCTCGATGCCCGCCCAGACGGCCGGCGGCACGTACAAGTGGGTCGGCGAGGGCAAGCTCAAGCCGGTCACGAACGCGCAGTTCGCGTCCGTCACGCTGGGCATGTTCAAGGCGTCGGGCATCATCGTGCTGACCGAGGAGTTGGTGCGCAGCTCCGCCCCGTCCGCCGAGCTGGTCGTCCGGAACGAGCTCCGCGACGGCATCACGCGGTTCCTCGACCTCCAGTTCATCGACCCGGCGATCGCTGCGGTGGCCGCGACCAACCCGGCCTCGATCACCAACGGCGTTGCGGGCACCGTCGCCAGCGGCACCGCAGAAGCCAACGCCCGCGCAGACCTTCGCGCCCTCATCAAGACGTTCGTCACGAACAACATCGGCCTCGACGGCGTCGTGCTGCTGATGAACCAGTCGGTCGCCTTCACGCTGGGCACGATCGTGAACGCGGTCGGCGCCCCGGCGTTCCCCGGCATCACGGCGCAGGGCGGCAACATCCTCGGTATCCCCGTGGTCACCTCGAACACGATCACCGCGGCCGTCGGCATCGTGGCCGTGCACGCCCCGTCGATCCTGTTGGCCGACGAGGGCGGGATCGAGATCGACGTGAGCCGCGAAGCGTCGCTCAGTCTGGACTCGGCGCCGACCGATCCGGCCGATGCGACCGCAGTCTACACGTCGCTCTGGCAGGCGAACCTGGTCGGCCTCCGGGTCGAGCGGTTCATCAGTTGGGGCAAGGCTCGCTCAACCGCAGTCGACAGAATTCACACAGTGGCCTACGCCTAGGTCGTTGCAGAACAAGGACTTATCCTCACGGAGCACATCCAATGGCCGCGAAGAAAACAGCAGCGAAGAAGGCAGCCAAGGAAGCCGAGGGACCAGCCGCGGCGGATAGTTCAGTCGCGGACAAGGTCGCCGCCAAGGCCAAGAAGGATGGCGGGCAGGCGGTCTACCGTCTCGACCAGGGCGAGTCACTGCCTGGCCCTGATTCGGCGTGAGGCTCGCGATCGCAGTGCCGGCGCATGACACCGTGCCGGCGCTGTTCGCGAACGATCTGGCGCGGATGTTTGCGACAACGCAAGCGTCCGTGCCGATCGTCACGCTCGCGATGGTGGTCGGGACCTTTGTCCATCACGCGCGCGAGAATCTTCTCAACGACATGGTCAGGGTGTGGGGCGCCACGCACATCCTGTGGCTCGACGCGGATATGGTCTTTCCGCCCGATACCGCGCTCCGGTTGCTCGCGCACGACAAAGACGTTGTCGCCGCGAACTACGTGACTCGGACCGCACGCCCCCGTCCAACCGCGATGCGAGACGGACAGTGTGTCTCGAGCAGCGAGGCAACGGGCCTCGAGGCGGTGGATCACGTCGGCATGGGCGTGTTTCTGATGAAGACGTCTGTCGTGGAGCACATCCCGAGTCCGCGCTTCTGGTATTCGACGCCCACCGAAACCGAGGACGTCTACTTCTGCCGACTCCTCCGGGCTGCAGGGCACACGATCCATATCGACCACGATCTGAGTAAGAGCGTAGGTCACATCGGCACGCATACGTACCGCGAGACGCATCGCGAGACGCATCGCGACGTGGTGGCCGTCTGATGATTGACATCGAGAAGATCGAATGGACGACTGCCGAACTGGCGACGATCGAGTTTCGTCCCGGCGACACGGCGGTGCTGATGTTCCCGCAGCGTCTGAGTATGGATCAGGTGCAGCACATCAGTGAGCACTGGACGAGGACGCATCCGGGCATCAAGTGCGTGGTTCTCGACAGTGGCGCACGACTCGGGGTGATACGCGAAGCGGTGCCCGCATGACAGCCGTCATGTCCGCCCCCGCGACGATCCCCGGCTGGTTCCACCACGGGGACAAGATCCTCGAACTGATCGAGCAGCACCGCCCGAAGGTCTGCGTCGAGTTGGGGACCTGGCTCGGTGCCTCTGCGATCCCCGTCGCCCGGTCGATCCGGCGCTGGGGCGGCACGCTGACGTGCGTCGATACCTGGGCGGGCGAGTTGAACGAGGATGGCGGATCGATCACCACGCAAGGCCCGATCATGCTCGGCAGTTGCGCGCGGGCGATGGTCGAGGCGGGCGTGAGCGCGAACGTGCGCCTCGTCCCGGCCACGACGGCGGCAGTCGCCCGCACCTGGTCCGAGCCGATCGACTTCCTCTACATCGACGCCGATCACAGCGAGGCGGGCGTCATGGCCGACCTCGAAGCCTGGGTGCCGCACGTCCGGCTCGGCGGCCTGATCGTCGGCGACGACTACGGGAATTTGAGTTTCCCCGGCGTCAAGCGCGCGTGGGACGCGTTCGAGATGGAATGCGACCTCACGCTCACCCGGTATCAGTCGTCGCCGCCCCTCCCGACCAAAATCGTCTACGGCTTCAAGGGCTTGCCATGAAGATCAAAGCGAAAGCGAACGGCAATATCGTGGACGTTTCCGACGGCGAAGCCGAGGCGTTGCTGGCCTCCGGCATCTACGAGCCAGTGGAAAAGGCGCCCGCGCCGAAGCCGAAGAAGGGCCTGTGAGGCTCTTCGGCCTCGAGATCCAACGCCGTGCCCCTGCGGGCCTGCAGGCCGTCTCCAGCAACCGCGGAAGCTGGTGGCCGGTCATTCGCGAACCATCCACCAGCGCGTGGCAGCGGAACCAGGAATGGACGACCGACACGGTCCTGGCCCACCACGCGGTCTATGCGTGCATCACGCGCATCGCGCAGGACATCGGGAAGCTCCGGCCCAAGCTCGTCGAGCGGGACGAGAACGGCATCTGGTCCGAAGTCGAGAACGCCGCGCACTCACCGGCACTTCGCCGTCCGAACCGATTCCAGAATCATATCCAGTTCAAGGAATGGTGGGCCGCGAGCAAGCTGATACGGGGGAATACCTACGTCCTGATCGAGCGGGATCTTCGCGGCGTGCCGAGCGCCTTCTACGTGCTCGACCCGTCGCGCGTGCAAGTGCTCGTGGCGCCGGACGGCGCCGTGTTCTACGAGCTCCAGACGGACAACCTCGCGGGGTTGGAGCAGGAGCGGGTTGCGGTTCCGGCGTCAGAGATCATCCACGACCGGATGAACTGCCTCTACCACCCACTGGTCGGCACGTCGCCGATCTTCGCGTGTGGCGCGGCGGCGAACCTTGGGCTCCAGATCCAGACCAATAGCGCGTCCTTCTTCGGCAACGGGTCCAACCCGAGCGGCATCCTCACGACTACGACCCCGATCACGCCCGAGCAGGCCACGCAGCTCAGCGACCAGTGGGCGGCGCGGTTCGGTCCCGGTGCCCCTGGTGGTGTGGCCGTGCTGGGCTTCGGGATGCAGTTCGAGGCCATGCGGATGACTGCGGTGGACTCGCAGACCATCGAGCAACTCGGATGGACCGCGGAAACGGTGTGCTCAACGTTCCACGTCCCGTCCTGGAAGATCGGCGTCGGGGAACAGCCTGCCTACACCAAGCCCGAGATCGCGAACCAAGCCTACTACTCCGACTGCCTCCAGAGCCCGATCGAGCAGTGGGAGTTGTGCATGGATGAGGCGTTCGGATTCACGACCACCACCGAAGGCCGGTGGCTCGGCGTGGAACTGGACCTTGACGGCCTGCTCAGGATGGACGTCGCCGGGCAATACGACGTGATGGTAAAGGCGGCCGGCGGTGCCGTGCTCACACCGGACGAAGCGCGGCGGAAGCTCGACCAGTCCCCGCTCCCCGGTGGACACACGCTCTATCGCCAGCAGCAGGAGTATTCGCTGGAAGCGCTCGCGAAGCGTGACGCGAAGGACGACCCGTTCGGCACCGATCCCGCGCCTGCGCTGCCTGCGCCTGAGCCTCAGAAACAGATCACCGCAGGCGATCCCGTCGCGGCAGAGGAGGACCGGAGCGCGTCGTTCGGGTTCCTGGTGCGCGACTGCATGGCGCAGGGGTTTACGGCGATGGCGGCCACACTGGACGCGCAGCGCGCGGAACTCCTGTCCTTCCGTACCGAGATCGAGACCCGTGCGCTCCCAGCTCCTGAGCCTTTGCCCGTGGTGGTGGAGCCGGTCGTCGAACCGGAGAGCGATTCCCTCGAGCGGTGGGACGGTTGGTTCGCGCGCGACGCCCTGGTGATGGTCCGCGAGGCGCAGGCCACGCAGAGCCGCGCCGTCGATGACATCGGAGGCCAGCGATTCGCGGAGTTCTCCGCATCGACGCGCGCCGCGATCGACACACTCACCGCCACGGTGCAGACGCTGGCCGCTCGCGAGACGGTCGTCCACGTCGACGCGCCGCAGATCCATATCGCACCCACCGCGGTCACCGTGGAGCCGCCCGACGTGCACGTCGCTGTGACGATGCCGACCGGCAAGGTCGTGTCGCGCAGCTCGACGGTGATCCGCGACGACGTGGGCGCGATCGTCGGCGTCACCACGACCGAGGAAACGGCCGGATGAGCATCGACACGGAGAGCGGGTCGTTCACCTTCACAGCGGGCGCGAACGGCATCAACACCGCGTCGATCGACCTCTTGGCCGATCAGATCAAGATCATGCTCGTGACCGACGTACCGACCCCGGACGCCGACACGATCGCGGGGTTCTCGGAACTCCGGGTTGGCGGCTATGTCCCTGGATTCCTCGGCACCGGCCGAAAGACGCTCGCGCGGAAGTCAGTCACACGGGAGGGCCGGCGCTCCGTGTTCCGCGCGGCCGATCCGAGCCAGTGGACCCTGGCGCCTGGCGGGACGGTCGTCGGTGCGGTGGTCTACGCGCACGTGACGAGCGACGGCCAGAGCGTCCCGTTGTTCTTCCTCGAGATGCGGACCAGCGAGTTCCCTGGCGGTCCGCTCCGGGGCATCCCCACGAACGGCTCCACCTTCGCGATCGAGTTCCACGCGGACGGCGTGGGCTACACCCAACAGTGAGAACCACATGAAGGACAAAGTGGAACCAAGTGAGCAGACGGACGCCTCCGTGACCTACGGGCCGAACCGCATCTCCGCCGACGATTTGCACGTCCACGGGCATTTCGACCTTCAATGCGTTGGGCCAGTCGAGGACCGTCGTGCGGAATACGTCGCGCTCCGGACTGCGATCGCGGAGGCGGAGGCGGTAGGGGATGACGAGTCGGCCGCTCAGTATCGCGCGCAACTCTCGGCGATCCCCACTGAAGAGAAGTGGCGCGATGGAATCGACAACCTCGTGACCACGGTCGGCAAGAACGATCTGCTCGACAAGTATCTCCTCGGCTCCGGCTACACGCAGACCTTCCGCATGGGACTCGCCGGGGCAGGGACCAAGGCCGCCGGTGACACGCAAGCCTCGCACGCGGGGTGGCTCGAGGTCGGATTAGCGAACGCGCCGACGTACACAGGCAACCGCAAGTCCGTCACGATGGGCGGGGCTGCGGCTGGCGCCTCGACGAGCCCGACGCAGGCGTTCGCGATGACGAGCTCCGGCACGGTCGCCGGCTGCTTCACGAATAACGGCGGGTCCGCGACGGTCGATAACACCACAGGCGTGCTCTTCTCCGCGGGGGATTTTACCGCAGGGAACAAGGTGGTGACCAACGGGGACACGATCAACGTCACGTACTCGCTGGCCGTCTGATGCGCCGATCACTGAAGGTGGCGTTCTGTCTCGCGGTCGTCGCGATTGCGTGTGGCATGGCGCCGTCCGACACGCCACTCACGGCCCCGCACGCGCCCGCGCTGTCACTCAGTCCGCTCGGCACCATCACCGTCCAGTCGAAGCCCAACCTCTGCGTCACCGTCAACGGTGCGTTTGCGAACGGGACGCCCGTGCGCATCCAGAATTGCAACGGATCGGCTACCCAGAAATGGACGGCGTCGAGCGCGGCTGAGTATCGCGCGAACGGGCTGGCCTACTGCCTCGACACATTCAACGCGAGCAGCGTCGAGGGGACCATCGCCTTCATCTGGGATTGCTACGGCCCGCCGAGCCAGCAGTGGACGCACACGGCGCTCGGGCAACTGGGCCGCGCTGACGGGAAATGTCTCGAGCCGCTCGGGCAGAAGCTGAAGACGAACACGGCGCTCGTGATCTACACCTGTGCCAACCGGGCGAGCCAGAAGTGGAACGCGCCACTCGCGCCGGTGGACCCGCCCCCCACCTGCCAGGACACGACGGCGACCAACTACGGCGGGCCGCTGCCTTGCACGTACCCGCCGCCTCCGCCGCCGGATACGAACACCTACGTCGAGGTGCTTCCCACGCAGTCGATCCAGGCAGCGGTGGACGCGAACCCAGCGGGGACGAAGTTCCTGCTCAGGGCCGGGACGTTCGTGCGTCAGACGGTTGTACCCAAGGGGGACAACCTGTTCCGACTAGAGCCCGGCGCAGTGATGGACGGCGAGAACGTGACCGCGTTCGCCTTCAAGGGCCACAACGGGTCGGCGTGGGTGAACGGCGTGAAGATTGTTGGTGGCGCTATCACCCGCTACGTGCCACCGGCACAGAACGGCGCGATCTGGGGTGGCGACGACTCGACGCAGAGCACGACCGGCTGGGTGCTGGACTCGCTCGACGTCCACCACAACGCGAACATCGGCATTCGCATCGGGAACCGGATGCAGGTGCTGCGTTCGCAGTCGCGCTACAACGGCACCGCGGGGATCGGTGGCATTGGTCGCGCCGTGCTCGTCGATGGCTCCTCGTTCACGTTCAACAACAACGGCTGCCCGAACAATCCCGGCTTCGAGTCCGGTGGCTCGAAGTTCGTGATGACGGACTCACTGACGGTCCGCTACTCGACCTTTAGCGACAACTGCGGAGTCGGACTCTGGCTCGACATCCTCAATAAGAATTACGCGCTCCACGACAACACGGTCGAGCGCAACTATCGCGAAGGGATCGCTATCGAGGTCTCGCTCATCGGGAAGGTATACGACAACGTCGTAACCGGGAACGGTGTCCCCGTGGACGCGTATCGCCCGAACGGCTGGCTCTGGGACGCAGGCATTGGCATCCACGCCTCGCCGGACGTCGAGGTCTACAACAACACGCTAGACGAGAACTACAACGGGATCGTCATCATTCAGCAGCCGCGCGACGTGGCGAATGGCGACTGGTACGCGCCACCGGGCGGCTTCATCGCCCAGAACGTCTACGTCCACGACAACACGGTCACCCAGCGCATCACGCAGCCGGGTGGCGAAGGCGGGTCGTCTGGCGCGGTTACGGACGCCGGGGGCACGGAGATTTTCACGAGCCGCAACAACCGGTGGGTGAATAACACCTACTACCTCGGCACGAATCCCCGCCCGTTCGCGTGGATGAACGGCTATCGCACGGCCGCCGCGTGGCAGGGGTACGGGCAGGACGTCACCGGCATCTTCAACCCGTAGGGGGATAGCGAGATGGCCGGACCGATCGCATCGAAAATAATTCTGCCTGACGATTCGGGGAACACGGGCAAGAAGATCCGCTCGCAGACCCGTGTCATCGGGGCCGATACGGTGCATGAGCACTTCTTTGTCCCTGTGCGCGAGGAAGCGGTGCTCGGTGTCTACCGCTTGGGGATGGCGCAAGTCACGATCCTCGCGGCGGCGCAGAACGGAACGTCCACCGGGTTCCTCTGGTTCTCCGTCCCGGTGGGGACGACGGGCAAGAAGGTTCGGCTTCGTCGGCTGTCGGTCGTCTCGCAGCACGCGACGGCGCTGGCCACGCCGACGGCACCGCGACTCACCGTCACGCGGTACACGTTCACCGGCACGGCCTCGGGCGCGTCGCTGACGCCGGTGAAGGTCGATGCGACCTCCGCGGCGTCGGTGGCAGATTTGCGCACCGCCGTGACGGGGATGACGGTCTCGCTCGTTGGCAGTATTGGCACGGCGCCGATCGTTGGTGCGGTGACGGCGGTCGGGGCGTATTCGCCGACGCCAGTGCACATCGTCGATCCGACGGCCGATGAGGACGAGTTCATCGTGCTCGCGGCGGGCGAAGGGATCGTCATCTACCAGGATACGGCGGGCACGACCTCCGATACGCGCGTGGCGAACATCATCCTGCTCTGGGATGACATTGACACGGCCTAACTGATGACGCAAACGTCGCTGTTCGGCCTTGCGCCGTTCTCGCTCGGGCAGACGTTCGCCGCGCCCGCCTCAGCGACGGCGCAGGGGGCGGACCACGCGCCGGCCGGGGTGTCGCTCATCGGCAGCGCGGTCACGGGCCAGCGGCTCTACGCGCCCGGCGACTCGCTCGCGGGCGATACTTTCGCGCGCACGGGAGCAGCGACGCAGACCGGCAGCACTGGGCACACGCTGTCGTCGGTCGCGACGGGCGTCGTGCGGGACGCGCACTACATCGCGGGCGTGCGCACGCTCCTGATCGAAGCGACAGGCACGAACTACGCCACCGACAACGACGATCTGGACAGCGGTGAGTGGTCGAATAATGGCTCGTTCACCTACGGAATCGCCGATCCGATGGGCGGGACCGATGCCGCTCGCCTCACGATGGTGGGCGGCACCGAGTGCTTTCTCCGCCAAGGCGTGCTGCACACGACCGGACAGCCGCATCGCGGTGCGGTGTGGGCGCGGGCCGCCGCCGTTGGTGGGGCCGGCTTCCTCCGCATCACGTCGAACGACCAGAGCGCGTGGGACACGGGCCAGTCCACCAAGATCGCGCTGACCGCTGATTGGCAGCGCCTCGACGGCCCGACCGCGCTCTCGGTGCCGAGCACGGCCATGTGGTTCATGGTCGGCAACGTCGATGCGTCGGGCGCGGTCGACGCGACGTGTAACGGCGATGTGGAACTGGCGTTCCCGCAGTCGGAGGTGGCGGGCTATGCCACCACGACCATCGTCAGCCCGACGTTCGACACGCCGGAGGTGCGGAACTACGATCGGCTCGTTTGGGATTTGCCGTCCAGCGCGGCAGGCACACGCTACCACAAGTACATCGACCTCGCGACGAACGTCGAAGTCGAAGAGGTCGTCGCGTACAGCGGTGACACGATCGTCCTCGACGGCAGCGTGGATGGCTCGCGCGCCTACGAGAGCGTCAAGTGGGCCTCAGGCACGCGCGACCTCGCCTACATGCAGGCGCTGTCGGACGTCGCCACGGTCGCGGAGACCGTCACCGCAACCGAGACAGAAACGGCGAATGCAACGTTCGTCTCGGCGCGCGCAGATACGGCAACCGCGGCCGAGACACAGACTGGGCTCGCCGTGTTCTCGAGCGCGCGAGCGGACTGGCCACCTTCGCCGGTGTTCGGGCTGAGTCAGGAACCGCGGCCGAGACGGAAACGGCGACCGCTGTCTTCGTTGGGGCACGCGCCGAGTCGGGGAGTGCCGCCGAGAGCGAGACCGCGACGGCGGACTTC